TCAGTCTTCTTACTACTGAGTTCTTACTTCCATATTTAAATAGAATACTTAGTCAATTCCAAAAGACTGGAAAGATACCACGTCTACCAAAGGACATTGTTAAACCTACCATCGTAGCTGGAGTTAATGCTCTAGGTCGCGGTCAGGATAGAGAAAGCTTAGGTCAGTTCTTACAGGTCGTAGCTAACACAATGGGTCCAGAGGCTGTACAGAAGTTCATCAATCCAGAGGAAGTGATTAAACGCTTAGCTGCAGCATCAGGTATTGATGTATTGAATTTAGTTCAATCCATGCAAGAGATACAATCTAAAGAACAGCAAGCACAACAAATGGCTATGCAGCAACAACAAGCAGAGAATCAAACTGCAATGATGAAGACTCCAATGATGGACCCATCTAAGAATCCTGCATTAGCTGAACAAATGCAACCACCAGCAACTGAACAAGTATGAGCGCAGACGAACAGACATTATCAATGGAGCCAGAAGCTACTTCCGACAATGCGGAATCAGTTACTGAGCTATCACTAGAAGAAAAGGACTCTCTATTAATTGGAGAGGATATGGAACGCCAGGAAGATAACTTACTGGCTGGTAAATATAAAGATGCAGCTGAATTAGAGACAGCTTACAAAGAACTCGAAAAAAAACTGGGCGAAAAATCTGACGGGGATTCCTCAACAGAAGAACCAAAAAATGAACAAAAGTCAGAAGAGCCAAACGATGAAGAGAACTTTCTTGATCAAGTATGGGAAGAAGGAACTAGTAACAAGTTAACTAAAGAGACATACGAGAAGCTTCAAAAAATGGACCCTGTTGAAGTAGCTAAACTAGCTATGAAACAGAGGCAACAATCACAACAAGCTCCACAGTCAAGAGATTTTTCAGAGCAAGATGTGCAGCAGATACATGGGTTAGTAGGAGGTTCAGAGAACTACAACAATATGATGTCTTGGGCTCAACAGAATGTACCAGAGCAAGAGATCAACCTATACGATTCAGTTATGGATCAAGGTAATAGGTTGGCTGCTTACTTTGCTGTACAATCTATGGCTCTTAAATACCAGGATCAGGTTGGTAGAGAGGGACAAATGGTTAGAGGTAAAGCACCTAAACAAACAGCCGATGTATTTAAGAGTCAAGCTGAGATGGTAAAAGCTATGGAAGATCCACGTTATGAGGATGATCCAGCTTTCAGAGAAGAAGTTTTAGCAAAGCTAGAACGATCCAACATTAATTTTTAACTATGTCTAACAACGAAAACAAATTAAAACAATTCTACGACGCTTTTAAGAGTGATGTAAAAACAGTTACTAATGCTGTAAAAAATAGAGATGAAAACTATCGTAGAGAAGTTGGGTTACCACCTAGAAAGAAGAAGAAGAAGTAGGTAGTCATGGCGACCTGAACCTTCATCATCGCCACTCACCTACTTTGAATTCAATGACAACTATAACCGAATACGGTAAACAAAACATTTTCGCTAAAGAAACACCACCAAGATTAATGGAAGACAAAACACAAGAAGTACTTCTTCACGATGCTGAAGAACTCAATGGTCGTGCAGCAATGATTGGTTTCATTGCAGCTATCGGCTCATACATAACTACTGGACAAATCATTCCAGGCATTTTTTAACCCTTTATAAATGACTACAGCCACACTAACAAAACCAACTAACAACTGGCAGCGTTTCTGTGACTGGACTACGAGCACCGACAACCGCATATATGTAGGTTGGTTCGGTGTTCTTATGATCCCTGCACTATTAACCGCTGCAACAGCATTTATTATAGCTTTCATAGCTGCACCACCAGTTGACATAGATGGTATTAGAGAACCTGTATCAGGAGCCTTACTCTATGGAAACAACATTATCTCAGGGGCAATTGTCCCGTCATCTAACGCAATCGGTCTTCACTTCTACCCAATCTGGGAAGCTGCAACCCTCGATGAATGGTTGTATAACGGAGGACCATATCAACTCATTGTGTTCCACTTTCTCATCGGTATCTCAGCATACATGGGACGCCAATGGGAACTTAGTTATAGACTAGGAATGCGACCATGGATTTGTGTCGCTTATTCTGCACCAGTGTCTGCAGCCTTTGCAGTCTTCCTTGTTTACCCATTCGGTCAAGGGAGTTTTAGTGATGGTATGCCTCTTGGTATTTCAGGGACTTTCAATTTTATGTTTGTCTTTCAGGCAGAACATAATATCCTCATGCATCCTTTCCACATGCTCGGTGTTGCAGGGGTATTCGGTGGAGCTTTATTCTCTGCTATGCACGGAAGTCTTGTTACTTCCTCACTTATTAGGGAAACTACTCAATACGAGTCACCGAATTATGGTTATAAATTTGGTCAAGAGGAGGAGACGTATAACATCGTCGCTGCTCATGGCTACTTCGGAAGGTTAATTTTCCAATATGCTAGCTTTAATAATTCTCGTGCTCTACATTTCTTCCTTGCAGCTTGGCCTGTTACATGCATATGGCTTACCAGCATGGGAGTATCAACAATGGCATTCAACCTTAATGGATTCAACTTCAATCAATCCGTAGTTGCTGCTAATGGTCAGACCATACCTACTTGGGCTGATGTTATTAATAGAGCTAACTTAGGATTCGAAGTAATGCACGAAAGAAACGCACATAATTTTCCACTTGATCTAGCTTCAACACCTAAAGAAATCAATTATGCCTAAAGGTAAAGGTACCTATGGTACACAGGTTGGTCGTCCTCCTAAAAAAACTACCAAAAAAAAATAGCATCACGTCCGTTCATCCATTTTTCATGGACGCATGAAACCTGATCATGGAACGGGGGTCAGGTACTTAAGAATTACAATGACTGTAAAACTAAAGTATCGTGGTGTAACTTACACTAAAATTATTTAATTAAAATGAAAACAATTGCACTTGCTCTCGCAACAACCACTCTAGCGTCTGCACCTGCATTCGCTGGTACTTATATCAACGCAGAAGTAAATGATGGTTATACAGGAACTGACTATTCAGGCCGAACTGTTGATTTACATGTTGGTTATGAAGGTTCAGTTTCTAAACTTGATTACTATGTACAAGGCGGTCCAGCTTTAACAGCTGTTGCAGATGTAGATGGTACTGAGACAGAACTATCAGGAAAGTTAGGAGGTACATTTAATGTATCTGAAAAGCTTGGTATTTATGGTGAAGTATCTACCATTACTAATGGTGATGAAGATCGTAACTATGGCACAAAACTTGGTGCTAAGTATACTTTCTAATGTCACAACAAAGTAATGCAGCTCCAGCTTCAGTTACTAAGCTGACACCTGAGCCAGAGTTCTCTAAATCTGGCATACCTCTACACATGATGGACCCACTTACAATTGAAGAGGAGATCCCATCAGAGGATATACCTGATAATGATGAACCACAATCTTTAGAAGAAGCTCTAATGAGCTAACAATTAGCAGAGAGGCACCTCAGAGTCGGACCTCTCTGTTCTTTGGCTCTTGGCCTGTTACGACAGATACCCATTAGCCGTCTAGACGGTGGGAAAGACCACAAAACCTTTAATTTAATTTGCTAGCGATGATGATTTATACCTTCAAGAAATTTAAAACATAGATAAATGGCACAACAGTCAACAGCGCATCAGGCTTCGGTAACCGTACCTGGTGCTAGTAATGGAGGCGCCGATAGACGAGCCCTCTATTTGAAATTATTTAGTGGTGAGATGTTTAAAGGGTTCCAGCATAATGCTATAGCCCGTGATCTCGTCATGAAGAGAACCCTGAAAAACGGGAAATCTTTACAGTTCATCTACACGGGTCGCACCAAAGCCGAGTACCATGTACCTGGCAACAGCATACTAGGTAACTCCGATGGAGCACCTCCAGTAGCTGAGAAGACTATTACAGTAGACGACCTACTTATTAGTTCAGCTTTCCTTTACGAATTGGATGAGACATTGGCTCATTATGATTTGAGATCAGAGGTATCTAGAAAGATTGGATACGCTCTTGCTCAAAAGTATGACCGCCTAGTGTTCCGTCAGATTGCAAAGGGAGCAAGACAAGCTTCTCCAATTACTAAGTCTGGATTCGTAGAACCAGGTGGTACACAAATCCGTGTTGGTACAAACAACCAAGCATCTGATGCTTATGTCCCTGCGTCTTTAGTGAATGCGTTTTATGACGCTGCAGCTGCACTTGACGAAAAAGGAGTCAGCTCTGATGGTCGGGTAGCCGTACTAAACCCACGTCAATATTATGAATTGATTCAAGATGTTGGTGAATCTGGTCTAGTTAACAGAGACGAGCAAGGTTCATCCCGTCAGAAGGGTAATGGAATTGTAGAGATCGCTGGTATCAAGATCTACAAATCAATGAACATACCATTCTTCGGTTCTTATGGAACTAAGTATGGTTCAGCTTCAGCGACAAACCCAGGTGTTACCGATCCAGGTAACAGCGGAACATTCGTAAGTGAAGGCTTAGAAGATGGCAGAGCTTCAGTTACTGGTATCAACGGTAACTACGGTAATACATCTGACTTTGCTAACTCATGTGGATTAATATTCCAACGTGAAGCAGCAGGTGTAGTCGAAGCTATCGGTCCTCAAGTTCAAGTAACGAAGGGTGATGTTTCGGTTATTTACCAGGGTGATGTGATATTGGGCCGCTTAGCCCTCGGAGCAGATTTCGTAAACCCAGCCGCATGTGTCGAGTTAATCGCAGGTGCTGCCGTAGGTTCTACAGGAAACGCTGCATTCGGTACTTCATACCCAGCAAACGCATAATCTTTATGCACATACAAGGGGGCTTCGGCTCCCTTTTTTTTATTTATATAACTTAATTATGGCTTTTCCTACCACTAATGCTGCTCAAGAATTACCTGCAATAAATCAAATACTGATGGCTTGTGGTCAGGCACCAGTCACCACTTTA